TTTCTTTTTGAAATGGATATAATTTAAATGGAATAAGGCCTTCATCCAAACTAATAATCTTTATATAATTTTCTATAAAATAGATTGGATCTTTAGAACACCTAATAAACTCAGATAATTCCTCTTCTCCGTATTCGGATTGGGTTAATGCTGATTTAAGATTAGGATTGCCCTTATAAATTTCAACCATCAGATTTATCTTTTAGGAGAGCTTGAAGTTCTTTAGTTGAACCAACAAACAAAGCATTAGTAACATTTTTCGGACCTGTTTCTGGAACCTCCTTTAATCTTTGCATTTTCTCTTGTAAGTCAGCTAATCTTTCTGTTACTTCCGATACAGTCTTAATCAATTGACCTGCAACTTCATAGGTTCTAGGGTGTTCAGATTCTTCTGCTAGTTGCAATATGCCTGTAATGGCGTCCTGACCCCGCTCGATGAGATTGTAGAAGTTTTCCCGACTATATCTATAGTCTACGTCAGTATCCATTTCCCGTTCACTGGTAGTCATTACAGACGTTGCTGGCCGTGTAGCCAAAGGCTTAGGATTTAATACCTCTTTTTTTATATTTTTTGCTACACCAAGAGCATCACTGATTGCATCATCAACATTATTCATAATCAAGTCCATTCACTAATAGTTTCATTAAATCCAAAATCATCCGCATCAGCTGATGATGGCGGACTAGTTGCTTCTACAACAATACGATGGTGCCGTGAAGGTGCTTCTGCTGGCAAATCTGAGTATATATCCACTTGCGCTTTCGTAATCTGTTCTTGTGTAGAAACTGGACCATAAACATATGTTTTAGCACTAAAACTCATAGTATAAATTATAGCCCTGCGTTCTGTAAAATCACCAGCATAAGTATCCTCATAATTAATATCATTTAAAATTATTGGAACATCTCTAATGAGATCCATTTCAGGAACTTCTTTAATCGTTACTGTATATTCTGGTTGAAAGTATGGTAGTATCTGTTCAACAATTTGAATACCATCATCACTATTTTTTGCCATAACAAACAATTCAAAATTCATATTGTAAGGTACGGGTGTATACTGTGAGGTCATTGACTTTAGTTTTTTACTAGTATCATCATTAACCTTTTTATGTTTAATAATTCTATTTAATTTTCTATCAGGATCATATGTAAATCCTTGAATCTCAAACCCTATACGAGGAAGAGTAATAGCTATAGATTGTGTCCCAGCTGGGTCTTGTTCTAATCTAGCAATAAATTTTTGTTTTGGACCATATGCTAAAGGCACTTTCAAAGATTGTGTCTTTGTTCCTGCTTTATTTTTTCTAAATATAGTTACGTTGTTGAATAATGAACCAAAAGCTATAATAGTTTTTCTAAACGATTCATTATAAAAATGTTCTCCGAGCATCACATACCCTCCGTAGGTTCACCAAAAGGATTCTTCTCACTGAAATCAAGTATTCCATCTATAGATTCGGTCCCTATAGCTTCATCTTCAAAGAAATCATTATCCGCTTGTGGCATTTGTTCTTCCATTTTAAAGTTCTCTAATATTATATAGTATTCATCACCTTCATCATCTTCATAAAGAATAGAATCAACACCAACTTCATCTTCACAAATTATATTATCACCATCGGTTTCATCTATTATTAGTCCGGTACTAGTTATATCTGTTCCTGCTTCCAAGCGAATTGCCTCGTTATATGTGAATGGACTTTCGCCAACAAGATGCCAATTTCTAGGATCAAGTGTGTGGGCTTCTTCAACATTATCAATTTCAGAAATTCCAGTATCAATTGCTTCACTTGAATATTCATAAGTTCTACAGTATAATTTATATACAGGGAGATTATCTATCTGATAAAATGGATCATCATGGTCTACAAAACTTATTTCAAATAATTTTTTTACTTCTGGGTGCCATACTAAATCTCCTTCATTCGGCCTCCCAGTCCCAAGAATACCATCTAAATATTCCGTATCTGTTAGAGCTGTGGATGACCCTGTACCTGATGCTGCAATTAAAATATCTTCCCAACGTCTACGAGAAACCACAAATATGGTTTCATCTCGTATCTCCAGACCAAACCTTGTAATAATTTCCTTTTCGCCTTGATAACCTTCTGGAGTTTCCATCCACATTTCCATGGGATAAGCGCTTTCAAATTTACTAAGAGTATCTTCTCCCAAGAGATCATCTTCATTTACAAGGATTCTAGGTATATAATAAACTTCATGTCCGTATATCTGCAACGCTTCAATTACTAAATCTTCATAAAGCAATTGTTCATTGGTCGTCCCTTTAGAGAAATATAAATTTGTAGTAGGCACAGTTTTTAACCAATGTCAAAGTGGAGTGGTTCTTCCCAAGTAGTTCTTGATTCATCTTCTAATTTTTGAATTGTCTCCTTAGCCTCATTATATATCGTTTCACCGTTCATGGAAACTCCGCCCAACATTGTTACTCCTTGAAACTTAATAAGATTCTCACCCCACTGTTTCTTTATGAGAGCTGTTGTATATTTTTTTAGCCATAAATTATCATATACGTCTGTCCAGGTTGTAGGATCTAATTTTCGATAACATTCTATAATGATATGCTCTCCTACCTGAACATCATCACCCCAATCCATATTAATATAAAGCCTATTCTTATGAGTATTAAACTGTAAAGGCTTTTCTCCTATTAAAATCATATCCAAATAATCTAAATGCCACATGGTCATTTGATAGTGGATAACTGATTCGGATGAAAAATCATAGAGGTCATTTAATCTTAACTGATAACGAACATCAAACATATTAAGATTGCCTCTATCACTAAACGGCAGAACTCTTAACACACTTTGAACCGCATCAGGCATTACTAAAAATCCCTTCCCTGTTTTCCAATCTGTTGTTATTCCTGAATCCGATATATCAGTTGAAGTTTCCGTTTCATCTGTACCGGATCTAGCAACATCAGCTTCTGTAATTAAATGTTTAAGATATACACGCTCCATACCACTATACTGAAAAGTATAAAAGTATTGAAGCGCTTCATCAATCCGATCATCGACCTGATCGTCATCAACATTAATTTCTAAAACAGGTGCTCCTAATTTTCGCAAGCACCAATCCTTCAATGTAGATTTAGAATTTGGTATAGCCATTAATATGTTCCACCATCTATTACATTAGTCCAATCTGGAGTCCCAGAGTTTGAATATAAGAAGTAACCATCTGTTCCTTCTGCTGTTGCTTGTATATCCGTACCATTGTTACCATAAAGGATACCATTAGCTGTTAATGTAGTGACTCCAGTACCACCCTCTGACATTGGCAGAGTGCCTGTTACCTTCGTAGTTAAGTCTATATTACCTGCAAGTTGGGCATTTGTTACACCTAAACTCTTAATAGTAACATCACCACTAGTTACACTAAAATCTGCCGTGTTAAACGTAGCAATACCCTTATTAGTGTCTGTAGCATCTTCAGCTGCAATCGTAAATGTATTAGCTGCATCATCATATGTTGTAGTAATACCTTCACCATCTTGTACCAACTGAGATACCCGATCATCAATAGCTTCTGGACTTGTATATAAGTTTGTAGAGCCCTGAGCAATATCATCAGAATCTAGAGTTAATGTACCACCCAATGCAATAACGTTACCGTTAATAGTAACAGAATCATTAGCCAACTGTGCGTTATCAACACCAGAGGACTTAATCGCAACTGCACCAGTTGTTACTGCAAAGTCCCCACTGGCAAACGATGCAACACCTTTATTAGTGTCTGTAGCATCTTCAGCAGCTATTGTGAATGTATTGGCAACATCATCATATGTTGTGGTAATACCTTCACCATCTTGTACCAAAGAATTAATGCGGTCATCAACCCTTTCATTAGTGAAGAATATGTTTGTACCCTCAGCAAAATCATCTGTATCTAGTGTTAATGTGCCACCCAAGGACAGTGAATGACTGTTTATTGTTACTGAACTATTAGATAATTTATTATTATCAATAGAACCAGTAAGCATTGAATTAGTTACACCTAAGGCCTTAACTTGCAACGCATCAGCAACAACTTCAATAGATGCATTATCTACTGCAACATCTAATGTGTTACCTGTTTTGGTTAATGCATCACCAGCAATTACTTGTCCTGCACCAGAGAACTGCGCTACTGGTAGAGCAGTCGTTCCGATTGTTGGTACACCATTATGAGTAAATGTGTATCCATTATCTTGTCCAATGGTACCTTCTTCAACAAATACAAATGTTCCACCATCTAGTTCTTGTGATGGATCACCATCAGCATCTGTAGCTCTAGTCAATACCCAATTTGTAGAACCATCACCAAGTGTTGTTACTGTATAGATACCATTCTCAGCCTGTGCAGTCTGATCTTTAACCAGCACTCTATCATTAAGAGATGCTGTAACACCATCTACTGCAAATGCAGCCTGGGTACTATTGTTAGTCAATGTTGCACCAACACCAGATGTGCCGTTAGCATATGTGCCCGACAAATCAGCTGTTGTAGCCATTCTTACAGAATCTTTAATATCAAGACCACTCTTTACTGCATCGACATATTGTTTAGTAACAGCATCCGTTGTTTGAGTTGGTTCTGCAAGATTAATAATTCTTGCACTGTTAACATCTACTGATCCAGTTCCATTAGGATCTAATACAATATCTCCATTTGCATCTGTAGAACTAATCGTGTTGGTATCTATTCTAATGTTGTCTACATCTAATTGTGTTAGACCATTAACATCTGTAATCGTATCGCCAAGATTAACTGTATCACTACCCAATACTATAGTAGAATTGACTAGTTTAGCATTCTCAATCGAACCAGCAAGTTGTGCATTAGATACACCAAGTGCCTTAATACCAACTGCACCAGTTGTTACTGTAAAATCAGTATTAGCAAACGATGCCACACCCTTGTTAGAATCTGTAGCGTCCTCTGCATCAATGGTAAATGTACCAGCACTGTCGTTATAAGTTGTGGTGATACCTTCACCATCAACAACTAGGTTACTTACACGGTCATCAACACGTTCATCTGTATACCAAAGATTACTTGCACCTTCTGGTACATCATCTGTGCTGACCTGATTTGTACCTGTACCCCAATCAATAAGAGTATCATCAATAGCATCAGCCTGTATATTTACTGCCCCGGCCGTAACATCGAAATGTGTTGCATCAAAGGATGCCACACCCTTATTAGACGTGCTAGCATCTTCGCCGGTTATAGTTACAATGTTTCCTGTAGCAGAAGTATCTACACCTTCGCCACCAACAATAGATAGCGTTTCAGAGTCTAAGTCAATAGCTATTGTGCCACTGTCTGTAGTAAGGTCTAAATCTTCAGCTGTAATCTGTGTGTCAACGTATGTTTTAATACTTTCGGATGTAGCAAGTGTTGTACTTGATGCAGTTGCAAAAGTATCGTCATCTAAAACAGCAGTACCAGCAACATCTGTATTAAGAACAGCACTTTCAACTATAACTGTACCAGAACCATCTGGTGTGAGATTAATGTGACCATTAGTGTCTGTTGATATGATTGTATTACCATTAAGATTGAGATTATCAACATCAAGATCACCTGTAATATCTACAGCACCAGTTATTGTTGATGTACCATCAATCTCCACATCAGCATTAACGTCTAATGTAGCACCATTGATTGTAGCATCACCTGTAACGGTTAAGTTATCATTGATGGTAGTTTCTGACACCGTGTGGCCAATCGACACAGGACCACCAGAAGTTGCAGTAGCAATATTTAATGTTCCTGTAGTATTGTCAATATGCGAATCTGTACCGTCATGGTAGAGTTGTAAATCATCACCAGTACCTAACTTGAGGTTTGCATTGTCTGGTAGATCGACATGAGTTGTTGCTGAAATTACCCCTGTAACATCTAGAGTATCACTTAATGTAGTAGCACCAGTTACCCCTAATGTACCAGCAACAGTAGCGTTATTGTCAACATCTAAATCATCAATGTGTGCTGTACCATCTATATAGAGGTCTTTCCATTCTTGAGTTGCTGAACCTAAATCATAAGCACCGTCTGTATTTGGAATGATATTAGAATTAACATCAGCACCAAAGACCACGTTATCTGTATCGGCATCACCAAGAGTTAGTGTGCCGCCATTAAGAGTTGAAAGCCCTTCGACGGTAAGATTGCCGGTTACGGTTGCATTTCCTGTTACATCTAA